CGACTTCATGGACTTCGTGAAGACTGCTGATGAGAAAGAAGCCGAGGCACAGGCCAAGATGCAATCTCCTGAGTATCTGGCAAACCAAGAGATGCTGGTACACACCGTACAGGCGGCGGCGCTGAAGAACAAGGAAACCGACGCCAGGACCCGCAAAATTGAAGCCGACGCCCAGCACGAACAGGACAAGCTTGATCTCGAAGGTGTGAAGCTGGGGTCAGAGATTGCAGCCAAGTCGCAACAGCAGGAGAGCGCGAATGCCGTACAAGGTGGAAGGAAAAAAGGTGCTGCACAAAAAAGCCGGAAAGTGGTCGGTAAAGCAAACGGCAAAGAGTCCGGCCAACGCCAAGAAAGCGGAGCGACTGCTTAATGCCGTCGATCATGGATGGAAGCCCCGGCCGCAAGGGCTTGCCGGTGCATAAGTAAGGAAACCAATGAACTTGGTTAAATACATAACTGACAGCCAGCAGATTTCAGAGGTTGCGGGGTCCGAAAAACTCCGCGCCTCGCGTGGATTATTAAGCGCCACGGAGATCAAACGCGACGAGCTGCGAGAGAGTGTCGATAGACACCCAAAGCGCAACGAGGCCGACCTAACGGAGGACCTCTATTTTCGTCTCGGGATGATCTACATGGCGAACTGGGTATTATCCCTGCCGCAAGAGGCCCGTACGTTCTTAGAGAAGACTCCCTTGGTGCCGGTTATCGAATAACGACACATAAGGGAGAACACCATGCTTTTCAGAGATCATGCAAGGTTTGAGC